ATGCATAGGGGGGGTATCTTTTGCGAGACCCCCCCTATATTGCTTTTCCACTTATCCAGTTTTTAAAGTTCTAAATGTTACTCCTTTTTTTAAAATTAGTTGGGGTAACTTTTATATAAATACCTAGAACATTTAGTGAAACGATTTGGTCTATGCCTTCCTCTATAGCGAGGGACTGATCGGCTTCACTTAATTCATCTGAACTTTGAACAATTCTTGCAAGAAAGCTGGCTGAATTGTAACCATGTGCAGTATCAAACTCATACCATTCCTCATAGTTAGTATAAGGATTGTAAGGATTGTCTATTGTACTAAGCATACAATTAGAACTATTATTATTATCTTCTTCTTCATTACTAGAATCAATAGTATCCATAATACAATCCTTTAACTATTAGTAGCTTTAGCTATGGTCGATGCTGATACACCCAATGCCTTAGCTACTTCAGCTTGTGTATAGCCAAGACTTAACATAGCCTTAGCTCTTGATGCTCTAGCAGGTGATAGTCCTTTACTATAACGAGGAGTAGCTCTTTGTCTAAGAGCATCTAGATCAGCATTTCTAAGGATCTGGGTTAGTTTATTATTAGTTATAGCGCCTGATTGTATAGCCTCCCACTCTCTATCTGTAATAGGTATATCAGGTTTATTAGCTTTAAATCTTGTTCTTGCTTCATCTAAAGCTTGAGCTTTAACTTTTTTAAGTTGATCTGGATCCATGCCGGGGTTTGCTTTTCTTTTAGCAGCTATGATCTTATTAGCTAACAACTGTGCTTGTCTTTCAAGGGGTTTGTTTTTAATAGCAGCCCCTAGCTTCTTACTTAATGAAGCTACTTCTTTAGAATACGTTTGGTTAGCAGATCTAGAATACTTAACATTACCAGTCCTAAGCATCTCTAATCTAGCTTTATTAGCTAATGATTTCAATGCATTAGCATGCTCAGCGTATATAGATTCCATTGTAGTACCAGAAGAAAGCTTATGTGCATCTTTAACTTCTGCACCTTTAGTAGTCTTAGTTTTTCGTTTAAGTATTCTACCAGTTTCTACATAGGTAACTTTACCAGTAGCAGGATTTATTACTTTTTTTCTTTCTTTGTATGTTCGACCTGTTTCTTCGTAAAGTTTTTCGCCAGTCTTTGGATTTATATAAACTCTTCTTTTTTTACCAGTAACAGGATCTGTTATAATCTTTCCTTCTTTTCTTTCATCAACATATAACTTAGATCCTGCTTTAGAAATTAAAGTAGACGCGCCTTTAGTGGGACCGCCTTGATATTTAGCTTTTAATTCTGCTATATTATTATCAAGATATGATTGTTTATAATTTAATTTATGTTTTTCAGAATCAATAACAACCATAGAATGACGAACAGCTCTTGCTATCTCATCATGATTAGCCCCTCTGATAGTCATATCTGTAATAAGATTAGATATATCACCCATCTTTAACTGTTTATTTTGAGGAGACATAACTTTCATACCAGGAACTTTAGGATATGCAGTTATTGGATCAAAATCTTTTAATGCTGCTAAAGAAGGGGCTGTTTTTATATATCTATTTTTATTAGGTATTACAATAACAGTATCGCCATCAAAATCTGCTCCGGATAATTTAGCTGCAACTTTTGGATTAATTCCTACAGCATCATCTGCATTACCAATTAATCTTCTAGCTTGAGGATTTCTATTATTAACTTTTAATTCTGGTATTTCAAATATTCCGCCATGCGGATGACGAAGTAATACTACATTTTCTCCATCATCATATTTTGGAGCGTAAACTTCGTTTTCTTTTAAAGAAGTTATTGGTAAAAGAACATGAGTATTTTGCCTTGGTAAAGCAGCAGCTTTTAAATGAACAGCATCAGAATCAGCTCCATCTGCATATGGTTCGAGAAGTGCTTTTCTTACTGCAGGATTAGTAATTGATAAAATTTCATTTAGTTCTTCTTCTCTTAATTTAAGAGCTAATCCTAATTGTTTTCTTGCTAAAGCTGGTGTTTGTTTTGATAAAATTTGAGATGATAAATTTCTAGACCATTCATCCCAAGATCCTTCTTCACCAGCACCTTCTTTATAACCGACCATATTTAAAGCTGATAAACGTTCTTTTCCATTTTTATCTATATAGTGCTTTTGTCTAACAACTGCTCCAAAAGGATTATCTGGATCAGATTCCATTTTTTTAAAAACTTCATCTTTAGTAGCACCTTTATGTTTTTTAGTGTTATAAATAATATCATATCCCTCAGGAATACTATCAGCATACATAGCCATTCCTTTCATGTAATGAGTTCCATCAACAGCAATTCTTACTTGAGCATATTTACTTTCGCCTAATGAAATCTCATCTACGCCACGACGTAATTCTATAACACCATCTTTTTCAGCGCCACCAGTTTCTATATATTTAACTAAAATTCTATTACTATCTATATCTACTGGTTTCTCTAATCCAAAATACGATCTCCCGCCGTCTTCGGAATAAGTATTCACAAGATGTATTTGCTCCCTATTCTTAAATGCTTCTAAAGATGTAGTTCCAGGTGGTGCTAATACTTTAATTGTAGTATATTTTCCTGGAACACCAGCTTGTTCTATGTTTACTTCATGTACAGTATATCCTTCATCTTTAAGAGCCTGTACTGCTGTCAAAAGCTTAGTTCTGCTAATTCCCATATGATTTTCAACTCCAACACCAATATCAAGCAAACCTCTAGAATCTACAGAATCTTTTAAAGTTGCTTTTGTTGCTGTTAGAATTTGAGCACTTTCTCTTAATGAAGGATCTAATAAAGCTCTTATGGACGATTCATTTTTTCCCATTCGCTCTGCTATAGCAGTTGTAGAATATCCTTTATCTTTTAATCTACGAGCAAGAGCAGCATCTGCTTCTCTATTTTCTGCTATAGCGATAGACCTTCTAGTTTGCAATTCGTTTCGAGTCATTCCCATGCCTTTAGCTATTTCAGCATCTGACAAGCCTTCTTTTTTTAGTTGAGCAACATATCCTAAAAAACTAGTATTTCTTTGATAAGGATCTTTACCAGATCCCCATGGATAACGACCCGATCTACGAGGAGTGCCATAATGTTCAATTAGCCGAGCCATAACTCCTCCTTAGATTTTATAGAATCAATTTGTTTATCAAATATTATTATTTTATCCATTATGCCTTGAATATCTTCTGTATATGGCTCATGAATTAAAATTTCATCATATTGATAAATTCTTAATTCCATATCGATAGCTGTTGGTTTATATTCATATTCTAAACAAAAAAGAGCAGCATATACTTCTAATTGATGAATAGAAGTTCTAATAGTTCCAGTTTTCAAATCATGAATTCTTAAAAGATTTTTTCTAAAGCTGATAGCATCTGCTGTTCCAAAAGCATTATAAGAATAAAAAAGTATTTGTTCTGGAACCATACGAAATCCTATAGCATCATTAACATATTGATTTAACGATGCTCTAGATCTTGGAAGTTTTATTCCTAATGATATACATTGTCTAGCTAATTCATGCAACTGAACACCTTTTTCAACTGCTAAAAATCTAGTATATACATTAGCAAGTTTTTCCTCATCATAATTTATCCAGTGGTATTTACTACCACTTAAGAAGCCGTGTTGACCGACTAGACCTAAGTGCTTGTTGAAGTCCATCTAACACTTCTCCTTCATTTTCTGGATAAACAAAACTAGCAAAAGACATATCATCAAGAACATTAATCCAATAATCCTGGTTGGGTTCGTGATTAGCTTTTTCATGTGATTTCGCGTCTAAAGCTGCCCAATTATAAGCATTTAAAATTAGCCAATCGGGGAAACCTTGAATATATGCCGGATCTGTTTTAAGAATAACAGCGCCTGGATATCTATCTTGAATCTTTTTAATCAATTTTCTTTGATAAGTACTTTCTAACATGTTTTCTCCCTTCAAAAAAAAGAAGAGGTGTCCCTGGTGGGGGCAGGGAACGATCCTCTCCTCTATTATAGTCTATGTTTCTCGCGCGTGGATAAAAAATCCTTTTCATTAAAATTTTTCTTATTTTTTAATGCTAATAATATTGCTTTATCTATAGAAGAATTAGAAATTAGCATATAATAATATAATTTTGTAAAAGGTGTATTTAATCTATCTATCCGACCACTAGCTTGAGATGTTATTCTATAGGAATAATTAAGAGAGTAAAAAGCAATAACATTAGTTTCTGTACAATTCCAGCTTTCAGATCCTGCTAAATATTGAACAGCATATAACCAGGAATGTTCATTCGGAATTGCTTCATGCTTATGTCCATTATATTCTGCAAACGGAATATTAAAATCTTTTTCAAATTTTCTTAATATATCCAATTCATAATCAAAATTATAAAACACAATAAGTTTGCTATGCTTTTTAATTAAATCAAATATAATAGCCATTCTACTGTTATCACTATTTACAACTCTTCTCATTAAATAAAAATATTGGCTCGAATTTCTTATTGGCTTATTATCATATGGATTCCATCTCTTTTTAATTACTAAATTATATTTATCTTTATCAAATTCAACATTAATATAATTAGTAATAACTTTAGTAGGTCTTATATAATCCATAGTTACTAAAATATGATTCTTTAATTTATTAAGATAATCTTCTTCTAAATATCTTTTAATTTTCGGAAATTTTAAGTAACTATAATAAACCACGTGTCTTTGAATAAATTGGGTTCTATTTTTATAAAATCCATTTGCTATAAATACAGGAATATAGTCCATCCATGTATCACCTGGAGTAGCTGATAAAAGAATCCAATTATTTTCTTTTACTATTTTTAAAAAGGATTTAACCCATGCGCCAGATCCTATAACTCTTTGTTCATCAAATATAAAGAAAGCTTTTTTAACATCTATATATTTCTTTATATTATTCCAGGAATCTACTGTTAACTGTACACCATCTATACCAGTTCGATCTTTAGTTAACATAAACAACGCGCTCTCACGTTCCCAGTCAAGAGTATCTCTTTTCTTCGCAGTTGTAATAACATACAAATCTTTTGGACGCTCATTTTCAAAATAATAAGCTAACGATGTACGAGTTTTGCCAGAACCGACTCCACCGCATAAGATGGAGCCGGTTTTTAATTGGCTAACAGCTTCTTTCTGATACGGATATAAATTAACTAAATGGAGGTCTGTCGTTATCAAAAGATGTACCACTATCGGGAACGTTTCGATATTTCTTTTCTAATTCATCCTCGACAATAGTGACATACATAGTTTTAAGATAAGCTTTTACTCCCCTCTTTTTTCCATGTTCCCAATTATAAGGACGAATCACCAAATCAACTTTCTCAATTTCAGCCCAATCTAAAATATTAATGGCATCTTCATCTAAAATAGTTTTTCCTGTACTATTTATAACGGTGATTAAAGGAGGAGCATATGAATACGAAACAGCTACTGGAAGATAAGGTTGTAGTGGATCATCAGGATCTCTTGGTTCTAAATAACGAACATTCCAACCATCCTTCTCTAGCATCGTAGCATCAGTTTGCTCAAGGAGAACACAAAAATTTCGCATTCCTTCCGGATTATATTGTCCTTCTTTTCCAGAAAAATTACGAAACAATAGTTTTCCATTTTCTATAAGAAAATTAGATTTTATTTCTTTTGGCATTTCTTTTTCCTTTCAAGATATGAATTCTTCAAAATTAACATATTTTTCTATATGATCTTTAGCATCGTCAATTAAAGCTCTATAATAATTTTCATCAAGATCATCCTCCTTTTCTAATTCTAACACCATTGGTGCTTCAAGCCAACGATATCCTTTACTAGCGGTAACGGCATAATATTTATCTCCACTTTCTCTTAATAAAATGCCGCCACCTCTACCAGGTGCTATAGGACAGAAAGAGCCAGTCTTTCCAACAAATACATAATTATGTTTATCATCTCCTAAATCTTCATTCATATCTAAATAAATAGCAGTAGTAACAGATTTAGTTTCGCATTTATCTTTAAATTGCAAAGGCTCTTTTGTGAATAATGTTTTAAATATATAAGGATGAGCAAACTCTGCTCCTACAGCTGTCCATTCCTCACCCTTTTTTGCAATGTAAACAGCATCATTAACTAAACAGAATTTGTCATATGTTACCTCATGCTCAAAAGTATATCCATATTTTTTTCCAAATTTAATAATAAAATCAATAATTTCTTTTGTTGCATTTGGAATTTTTATCGAATCGGTTTTAATATGTGCTACAGTAAATCCTTTCTTCTGAACTGCTTCTTTTAAATCAATCATAAATAAAGCACCACGTTTTGCAACGATGTTATCTACATTTCGATTATCTCTAAATTTATTATCAAATCTAGCAGAGGTTAATCCATATACTATATTAATAATAATCTTTAAAGCATAAGCAAGCGCATCTGCATCTTCTACCGATTCCAAGTACGGTTCAAGTAATCCTCCAAATCTTCGTCGTGCCTTGTCCAATTGCTTGTGTTTGATATCAAGGCGCGCATCAATAATTTCCTTATAAATATCTGTATATTTACCAAAAAGGTTAAGAAGAACAATAGAAGTCGGATGCATACTCGCAACATCCAAAAGCGCAACGTTCTCATAGTACCCGGGTTCAGAATATACGTAGCCTCCTTCTCCTGGTTCTTCCCCTTTATATGTACTTTTTCCAGCATCAAATACATAACCAGGAAACATTTCACTAAGATCTGTATAGACAAATTGATTTTGTGGTTTCGGATCATTTCCAAATATGATTTTAGCTGTATGAGATTGAGTAGAATGATTAACAGTTAATCCACTAAGATCGGCAAGAATCTGCCTAGCCACAAAGTCTTCATGCCTGTTATTAAATACAGCTTCGGTGCTTATTACATCATTGTCGCAATATTCTATAACTAAATGACGATCTTCTTCAGCTATTGGTTTATCAAATGGAAAACCTAATTCTTTATGAATTAAACCCAATTCTATTTGCCATTTTTTAAGAGATTGTTTTTTAGAACTAAAATCATATACGTCGGTATAAGATATATTATATGCTTCTTGAAAGAAGCTTCTTTTATATCCATAAATTATATTAGCAGATAATTCAAATAATTGTTCATTATTATATCCGATATATGCACCATACAATATATGATTATCAAACCGACGATTATTAAAGCCAATAAGTTTTAACTTCATAAGTTCCTCTATTTCTTGAGGAGGCGGATTTATCATATGAATACATTTAGTATCTTCACCTTGATATTTCCAGGAAACAAGAAATAAATTAGGAAACACTTCTACATCAAAAAATACTATCCTGTCATCTGTATAATCTGAAGAAGACAAACTACTCTCTTCAGAACTGAAATGCATTTTTCCAACAAGTTTAATACAGTATTCTGCTTGGTTTGTGCTTTTCATTGCAAAAGTTAAAACTTTTGAACGCATGTCTCTAACATCATAAGACAATCCAGATTTATAAGCATCTTCTAATATTTTATAAATAAAATCTATAGAAGGTTTTGTAGCTGGATGAATTTCTTTATTAATGTTTCGTCTTATTAAATCTCGTAGACCTTGTTCGCTTTTAACAGCATCAACATTAATCATTTTTTCCTTCTTTAGAGGCAAGCCAGTATTTATAGTTGCTATAGGAATATCATTACATTTTGAAAGCCTCCTTCTTAAAGCAGCGTCTCCCGTAAAGGTTTTGACTTCTATACCTTCTGAATAGAAATTACTAAGTTTAGAAGTATCCCCATCATAAATATAATGAAGATGAATTCCTTGTCCACTTTTACTATATTCAGCATAAGTAGGAGGAAATTTAGTAGCCTCTTCAAGATTTAGCTCAGCTGATTTATTTCCCTCATCATCTTTAATATCAAAATCTATTACTACATGATTTTTTGGAAATTGAACATAATGAAGCCTTGAGGTTTTTAAATCTTTTAATCTAGTGTTAACACTCTTCCAAGCTCTTGTAGGAGTTCCTTTAGAACTAGCATATTGTGCTTTAAAATCGGCAGCATACTCATCTAAAAGAGAAATCTCGGATTCTAAAATTATCCAACTAGGAAGAGATTCATCACTATCTGGAGTTAATTCAAATTTATCTTTTTTTAAATCCTTATAATAACTTCTTATTAATTTCCCATCAATTCTAATAAGATCATGAAACTCATTAAAATAGTTCTTTAATTCTTCACGAAACTTATATTTAGGCATTTTATGACCAACTAAATATTCATCACAGAATTCTTTATACATTGCCCAAGCTTGAGTTAAAGACACGCCATCTTCATGAAGAAATATATAATGATTAGCTTCAACAAAATTAAAGAATATGTCTGTTTGAAATATCATTGCCATAGGTCTATAATTAGAATAATAATTTTTACCCATAGACCTATAAACTTCAAGACAATGGTAAGCTATAGCGCCTAATTCGAAATCCATTCTAGACATAAGACTATGATATTCCATAACAGGAACTAAATCCCCGGTTGGTGATACATCTATCAATCTTCTTATAATTCCAGATTTTGCATCGGATATTCTTACAGGCTTATTAGTTGCTACAAATAAAAAGCAGTTCGCACGAGCAGAATAACTCGGCTTGTATTTTTCATTCATTACCATTTCTTCATGCGACACGATAGAATTTAATTTGGTATTATCTTCAATACGAGAAAGATCGCCATCATGCTGAATAGCAACCAAAGGATTATCCCGAAAAACCTCAGTAGAGAAAGCATTCTGCAAAGATGTTAAAGCTTTTGCTTCGAAGGTGGTATAATATCCAGGAAATAGTTTTTGAACTATATTTAGAAAAGTAGATTTACCACTACCACCTTCTCCATATAGAACAATAAACTTCTGAATATCTTTTGCGTCTCCAGCAACTATAGCTCCAATAGCCCACTCTAATTTTCTTCTTTCATCCTTTGAATATAACGTACTCATCATTTGATCATATGCTTCATAACTTCCTTTTTCTAATGAATATGGAAGTTTTCTGCTTACATAATCTCGTTTCTTAACTTGAGTATTTTGGAACGTTAAATCAACATCAAGTTGATGCGCGTTGTCCGATAACTTAGATAAATATAGTCTATACTTTGCCCAAATGCCGGATGAGAAATCACTCATAAATTTAACTATGATAGTGGCATCTGTTTTTTCAGCCAAACGATTTCTATATTCCATTAACTCTGCATCAACAAGTCTTTGAACATCGTATTCATCTGTAGACCATAAATTCTTCTCAGAATCCCAGATAGCATAAAAGCCTTTTCCCCGAATCATAAGATCATTAGAACGTACGACCTTAAAATCGGGATAGATTTCTATCGTATCTTTTTTTCTAGTTCTTTGCTTAATTTGATAAAAATCCAACTTCATGCCCTCCTTTCAAGATTTAAAACACTGTTACACTTTTACAAAAAAAATAGTAAAACTTTTTTAAAATATGTATTTTTTTTAAATTTATTACTTTATAGGGAAAAAAGTGTAAAAGTGTAACAGTGATTGATTTTTTAGCAATTTTTAACAAGTTCTAGGCGTAAAAAATCCGAAAAAAGCTAAAAAATAGCCAAAAACACTGTTACAAAACAGTTACAAAACAGTTACATTTTCGAAAATGACCTTCAAAAGTGTAACAGTGTTTTGATAAAAACGCCGGTTTTTTCATTATTGGGAACCGGCAAACCCGCACTTAGGTGGTTTCTCACGGTCGATTCGCAGCACCCTGAATCGGCGGGGCTGACCTCCCGAACTAAACGGCATTACCCAAATTACTGATATTTCCCAAGTAGTACATAGCGTTTTCCGCGTCTTCGATAGTAGAATATGGACCTTTATCCAAATCCCAACTACCGTTTCCATAGAGCGGATCGTTTCCTGGGTGGATTACAACAACTTTCCGTTCTTTCCCGCGCTTTAAAACATAGTATTCGATCTTCACATCTGAGATAGGCATGTTAACTCCTTTTCGCGTAACCTTTTATGGTTCCGCGAGCTATACGGATACTTTTCTGACGAATCACCCGCCGGGATTTTTCGCGCTTTTCAGCAGCCTCTTTTGCAGCATTTCGGCGACGTCGCTCAGTATCATACTTATTCGTAACATTCCGAATGGCGGCTTCCACATGAGGATTTCGAACTGATTTGGCTTTCTTCTTTCGCCGTTCGAACCGCTTTATCAACTGATCCTTCTTCGAAATCATCCCACGCCAAAACTTCTTGAAAATGTTCATGATTATCTCCCTAGCACTTTGATAGTTACTTCTGAAAGCGAAACCGTTTCACCTTTTTTCAGATATTTATGCCCGTAATCAAGTAGTTCGTTTCCATCAGTATCGCATACAAATAACCTTATATTTACTATATCTCCCCCAATCGAAGAAACCGTAATAAACATTTCAGCTTTTGCATCATCTAACAGCTCCGCAATTGCATTCTGTACTCTAATACGAAGACCGTCCATCATTTCAGCCATATGTTCTCCTTTCAAGAGCCTATAGATTATAGAAGTTCCTGATCGATGTATTCTTGCATCTGATACCAAACTTCAACATTCCTCTGATCGTTCCTCGTATGCTTTAGAGGAAATAGTCCACCTTTTCCCGTTCTACTATAACATCGTTCAATAAAGCATTTGATAATGGCATAATTTGCAAGATTTTTAGTCTCAACGTTCATTCTGTTAACCGGTTGAAGACCCAAATTCTTAATCATAAGCCAAAACCAAACATCAATTCTTGAACCATATCCCTCATCAAATAGTATGTAATCCATCCTTTTAGCTAATGCTACAAGAAATTCTAACATACTACATCCCTGAATCAGTTGTATCCCATATTCTTCCCGAAGACTTAAACCATCTGCGCAACGGTTATCGTCATTCGGGAGAATAGGACGATAATCTTGATGATATAACCAATAGCATAGATCTCCGTACGAACGATGTTCACGCTCATTGATCATATCACAAAGCCAACTTAAATATTGCCCTTCACTCGCCTTCAATTCCATTAGTCTTTTTAGCCTTTCTCCGAGTCTTCTTCGGGGGCTCCGGTGGAGCAAGTTCTTCTTCGCTTAGCCCCATGATCAAGGTCGCATAAGAACCATATATTCGTGTTACTTTAACCAAAGCTTCTAAGGGTTCGCTGATAATATAAGTTATATCTGGATCACCAGAATATAGGAGATCAAATGTTTCAAGAATGTTTTCTCCTAAAATATCATCTGGATTCTCAATCATTTCTTCACTTTCAACATACATAAATGTATCATCTTCAGTGAAATATTTGATTTCGATCTTTTCATGAGCAGTAGAATCTTCCCAGTCTTTTTCACTGATAACTGGAAACGGATTTTCAATATTCCACTCATCAACTTCTTCCACTTTTGTAGCAACTTCTTCTAATGGAGGTTTTCGAGTGAATTTAGTATAATCGATCCTCTTCTCAGAAGGAGTATATTCTTTCTCTTCGACAATCGCTTTTACTACTTCAAGATCTTCTTCTGTGAAATATTGTTCTTCATGAAGTTTATATACTAGATAATCAGCAATCAAATATCCAGTAACTCCCCCAATTACAGCAGCAACTCCAAAATATAATACATTACCTCTGTTAATAATCATTCTATTCTCCTTTCAATAGTCTACAATTATCATATGTGTACAGGTCTGGGTCTCTTTTCATTTCCTCTATAGCATCCATATCCCCATTTATCAAGCTATCGAGGTAAAAGATCCCAAATTACTCCATCAACATTGAAATCTAATAAGATCGGAACAGCCTTCCCATCAATAGTCCAAACACTTTCATTTCCAGGATCTGTAATTCCGAATTTAATGTATCCGTCGCCGTTTCCAAGAACCCAGCCAACAAGAGCACCTTCAGCTGTTCGTTCAATTCCGAGCGAATCATAAACTTCATTTAAGAAAATATGACCTCGTTCTGAGAGTAATTCATTTGCATAATTCTGCTGACCTCTCAAGAAAAACAAATTCATTTCATCTGTTTTTTTATAATAAGGAGATTTCTCATCGAACCAGCGGGCATAAATACTATGCTCCCACGGAGCCATAAGATCCTCATTATTTTCCGAGAGTTCTTTGATTCGTTTTTTACTTGTTTCCTTTTTCATGCCATAACGATATTCTCGATCTTTATCTTCTCCGGCATCATCAATAACGCGCTTACGATATTCTTTGAAGCCTTCATCAAGAAGCTTATAAGCACCAATCAATGCCGCATTACGACTCGATATAATATTATGAGAACCGAGAACTGCGCCGATAGATAAACCGCTCATTAATATAACCGGACCGAAAGTTTTAAGCAATCCAATCGCGTAAGTAATCTGAGCTTCCCGAATGTCTTTATTATACATTTCATCTGGATATTCACTATCTGTCCCAACACTCAGATTTTTAGCGTCCTCTATCATAGCTAGAGTAAGATAGTAATTTGATTTCCATTTTGGATATTCGTTAGCCGCTTTCCAAGTCAAAAATATAGTTGAGAAGAATCCAAATAAACTAGCCCCAAGCAAGAGCTCAGGGCTATATTTTTGTGCCAAAATCTTAGTCCGATAAGCGGACCTAACTAGTTCCTGATTCATCTACCTCATCTCCCTTTTTTCTGGTTTTCTTAGCAGCATAAGCTGCACCAACTTTTTTTCCTTCTTCGTATGCTTCACTCATAGCTTCGGCAACGAGCTTAGAGAACATCTCATCACCAAAGGTCATTTGGTCCAAGCTATTAAATGCCTTAAGCAAGGTTTTTTGATTCGTTTTCCTTAAAATAAATTCTTTTGCTTGTTCTGTAAAATCCTTTGCCATGTTTATCCTCCATTCCAAATAAGACAAATAACGCCTACAGCTACACCAGCAGCTATAAGCCATTTAACTATCGAGCATGCGAGCCCACGTCCAATTGGGCGGGCGGGAATTATTTGATACCCGCGTCCAGGTCCGCCTATAACTTTCATGTGGTCGCCTTTTCCAGGAACTACTTCAAGATTCGCTTTCCTCGCGCATTTCAAGAGGTAGTTGCCATCCATGTGTTTGTTTGATATCTTTGGCATCCTCCTCGCCCTCCTCAAATTCAAACCCTGATTCGAAATCCTTCTCGGATACTTCAATACCCATATTGACTTTATCGATACTAGATATTAATGTAAGCATAGTAACGATATCATCAACATATTTCTGCGAAGTTCCATCATCAAATACCACTGTCATTACTTTGTTCATTTTTACGCTCCTTCATAGCATTGTTCCACGCTTCAACAAACAAGTCAGCAATTATTAATGGATCTTTTATCGAGGTCATTTCATCAAATGTATATGCTCTAGAAAAATACAACTCCTTTTCAGTTGCATGATCCATTCCAACCCACATAATTCTGACAGTAAGATCACCCATAATATCGCTTTGAAGACGGATTCCGTATGGGATCTTGGTTCTAATTCTTTCTAGAATTTTATCCCTCGTTTCGTCAAACGCATCGGAAAATTCAGAAACTCTACTCATAGTAACCATCCAGACCACACATATTTATAGATAATCAGCGTTAAAGTTATTAAGATGATCAAAACTATCCACCATACAACAACGTGTGCAAGTAGAGAAGGTCCTTTATCTACCTCGATATTTATATCCATTGTCTTAATGGCATCATCTAATTCATCCATTTTAATCCTCCTATCTGATCTCAAATGGTCTTGGCAAAACCAAAACATAACCATCTCTAGTTCTTTCTATTCGAGCACTAGATAGATTATCCCAACCCCATTTTTCGTCCGCCCAGTCAGGACTTAATCCAACGAGACCATAGAAGTCTGCTACCGTCGCAATCTCATAATCTTCTACAAGATCCACCATAGCTGATAAAACCTCTTCGGCTTGCCCGCGTCTTGGCAAAACCACATCCTCGAAACGATGTCTATCGCGACTTCTATGATCTCTTTCCTCCGTAGGTCTGTTTCTTTCTCTGTAATACGAGGAATATGAAACGTACGAACGCCCGCGATCACGACGAAGATTAGATGGTCTAGATTCGCCATAAATAAGCATCTCTACACCATTGCTAATCATGTCCGTTATTGTGCTTTTGAGCGCCGGTATTAATACATCCCATAGAATATATGTACCGACGCTCCTCGTGTTATCGCTAAATACTTTAGCAAGAAGCGGCTTCTCTCGCTTAATAATACGTCCTTCAGCAATTTTTGTTACCTTTCGAGAGCCGCCTCTATTCCGTTTAATTATTGAATTAGATGGAAGGGGGTCGGTCATAGTCATAAAATTCCTCTTTATTAATATCTTCGCGAATTCTTAATTGACAATTAGGATACAGACGCCAAGCTCTAATTAAATTACTTAACATATATATGCATCCGTTATAATAATTCGAACCAACCAGTTTTAAAAATCGATCTGGATTGGATGCCAAAATTATTAAAGCGTCAGTTAATCGATTAACATAATCTTTAGATTCAAGTAATTCTCCACTTAAACCAAGATCAAAAATAGATCTAATATCAAGCTTTTCAAAAAGCGGTAACAATTCGTCATCCATATCGATATTAAACAGAGTTAATATATATGGTTGATTACCTGTTGGAACATCATAAATTAATTCTACTTTTATCATCGCCACCAATCTCCTTTCAAGATTAGACGCCCGTTTTTCATAAATCCATGAACAGGCTGAATATTAATTAACTTAAGAACGCCTCGACGAGATCTAAATATATATACTCTGTTGTGCGCTCCAAATATAGCATACCAGTCAAACGGATAGATAGGATATATTTCTATCTCCGTTTCTGGCTTTAAATTTATCTTCTCCAGCTCGGATTTTATCCGTTTTAATGGCTTATTATATCTTAACTCCTTTATTTGACTCATGATCTCCCTTTGCCTTATGGATCATTTCTTTTGCCTTACGAATTTCTTCCTGATCCTTAGTCAGAGATTCTAAATGCTCATTGATCTCAATATCGGACATAGAATATACGTCCGGACTAATACGCTTAAACAATCCGGCAACACGGTCAAGTAAACTCATGTTTTTAACCTTTCCTAAATTATCATTTGGGCATTCACAAGTCCTACAAATCCAAACGGTTCCTACTTCGTCGTGATCTTCTCGATCGCCGCATTGAGGACACCAAGCCCATTCAACATTACTAGCCATAAAAAATAAGGGTGTCAGTTACGACACCCTTTTTCCTCCTATCCTTCTTGATTTGTTAAGTCTGACCAAAATTGTTTATCAACTTGCTCTGCTGCCGCCTGCGCAACAACCGCAGCAAACACTGCAACTGCGATAGTAGTACCGAGGACCTTCGCCACTCCAATGATCATATCAACTTTATCATCACTTAGAGTTACCGAGACCCAATCGGGCTTAACTTTCGCAATCAATGCATTTGCTGCAGATGCAATGCCCATGCTGACAACCACTTGCGTGGTTGCTAATACAATAGTTCTGGTAATGTTCATTTTAACATCTCCTTTTAAAATATAGGTTTCTATTATAAGGGATGTTTCTCTCGCGAATTTACGAATATTTCCTTGTCAGGATTAATGTAAATCGCATCTTTCTAAATACGATCAACTCAGCAAGAGCAATAGTAGCAGTAGTAACCAGGACTGTTTTACCGAGCGGTACGGGTGTTTCAATTAGGCTACGCGCGGCTTCTTTAGCTTTTTCACCAAAATCTTCCAAACCAATTATCTTAATCTTCAGGGGCATGATTTTCTTCTTTCAAGATAAAAAATGAGGTGCCAGATTTCTCCGACACCTCTTTGACCCACTTATCCCTGCGAAGGGATATCCGGCTGAAAATCGCCGTTCGTCAGATCCATATCCAAATCGCCAAGATTAGTTGCCACGGATTTGAGGATTACTGCAACCGCAACAGTTGCAACAACCACTCCCAATCCGATGCCAGCTTTCTTGACTAAACCTGGATCTACAGACCTAACTTTCTCAGCTAAATTCTCAAACATGATTTTTTTCTCCTTTCGAATAATATAGTAGGTTTCTATTATACAACATGATTCCGACGCGAATTATAAATTTTTTGGACTGTTTTTGTAATCAATTACAATACACGGTTGCTTGTTTGTGGCTATTTTTGGTGAATATCGTAATGCCAATATTGCGGTATTTGCTTCCCAACCAACACTTTTACCCATCTCTGTAGGCTCAAGATTTAACATTTCATACCACTCATTTAATGTTTGATATCCTTCTCCAAATAAAAGAGCATTAAAATCGTTTACAGCTGTCCGAACACTTTCAAAATCTGACATAAAATATCGCCCAGACAAAGCATCAAAGAATAAAGATTGACCAATACCAGAAATATAAATCTCACTTCTTTCAATTGGGTGGTTATCTAATTTATCCTGAGCTAATGAATCTCTGATTTTTTCTTCTTTTCGTTCTCCTATCATTTCAACTACTTTATCTTGATACTCCTTTAAAGCAGTCTCAGTCAAAGTAAATAACGCAAGAAGAGCCGCATTCCGACGCGAAAATATACTATGAGCCCCGACAATAGCGCCTATAGTTATTCCTCCAGAAATAGCAGTTGGAATATAATACTTTCCAACTAATTTAATAATTTCTAAACCACGCAATGGCTCGTAATCTTGCCTAAGTCTGATACTGTTTTCTTCCTCTATTTCATAAATAGCTTTAGGGGTGGCTTTAATACCTAAGGCTGTTGTAGTTACCACCCCTGTGATCGCAATAGAGGTAAGAATAGTAGGACTTTCCCTATTTAACAACCTTATTAGATTTCTTAATGCTACGTTCAAACTAGCCTCCTTTCAAGATTTGCACAACAAAATTTATTACTAGCAAGAAGAATAAACCAACTGCTATTAATATCCATGGACAGAGACACAGGGCGAGTATCACCTTCCAAGCTTCCATCACTCTCCTCTCCTTTTGCATCCGATTAAGAATCCCGCCCCAATTAGGATTCCACTTAGAGCAAAAAACATGTAACCAGGAAATCGATTGAAATTGTTAACTAACTCTATGGCAGTAGAAAAACTCCATATCCCTATCATAAAGAAAGATAGCATTGCAATTATCCTGACTAGAGCCTCCAATATGATCATTTCTTATCACCTTTCAATATAAGGAAAATACTCTTTTCGAAGTCCGCAGTCCATAAGGGTAGGACGAATAAAAGCACTATAACGATTCGTAATAATAGAACCATTATATATCTTTGTACGAATTGGCGGATATTGATTTTCTGTATTACAAATTATCCAATCGCCATCTTCCATTTTGCAGTCCATTGGATCTTGAAGAATCCCGTTCAAATCATAAATATTACCAGTGATTTCCGTAATTTCCTCTGAAGGCACTGGCGAATGGAAAGAAAACTCGACCCAACCACATCCGGATTTAGAGTCCGCCTCCCACCAGCCTTCAGCAATTACATTTCTAACAAATATCAACGCTAGAAATATAATTACCAATATAAGAAAAACCTTTATCCAATTTTTTGGTGTCATTTCAAGTCTCCCTCTGATAATAAATGGGCTTTGTTCAAAGCGTTTTCCATTTTTTCTTTATGTATTGCTGCTGTTATTAGATAATGAGTAGCTAAAAGAGCCCTTGCTATACCCTCATTTGGCTTTTCTAGCCAAACAACAGAATTATAAACTTCTTCTTGTCTAGCAGCGCATAGAAATCTTTTTCTTGGTCCAGCCGTAGATCTAAAAATAGCAGATTGACCTTTTCCATCTTCAAGAATTACTGGTCTTTTAATTACTCCTTTATATTCAATCAATCGACCAGTCCAGAAGGAATACAAATATCCATCAACAAGATCGCCGTCTCGTTTAAAACCAGGCATTTCATTCTCCTTTCAAGAGAAAAAATAGATTCTCATTTTAGTTTCTCGGGGAACACCCCCGGGGATTTTTGAGAATCAAAAAATAATAGAATACGGACTTTGGTGAGCATAAAACTTCCAAAGTAAGGTGAGCACCATGTCGCTCACGACCATGTTATATGTCGCTTACTTCCGCTTCTATTATAGGATGGGATTTCTACGCGAAAAAAAGAGAAGAGCCTCCTAAGCTCTCTCTTTAGAATGTATTACTTCTTAATCCAGATCCTGCGACCTGTATCTCTGATCTCGCCATTATACAATCTTTCTGCGACCGAGTATTGATGATACCCGTGATGACGAAGCTCATCACACTTCTGCATGGTGCCCTTAACTGTGCACTTAATCGAGTCCACAATTTCAGTAGCATTCTGCTGAATGTATGCTGTTGCCAGCGTCACTACGAGCAAACCAACAATCGCTTTCGCCGAGGACGTATTTGTATACATAGATTGGAATTTCATTTCGCATCTCCCTTTTGAATTAAATATAGTAGTTTATTCTATTATATGCTGTGTTTTTCACGCGAGAAAAAAAGAAGATCTAAAAGATCTTCCTTAATGGAGCTTCTTCCAAATGTTTATTGAGAATCGTTTCATAGAATTTCATCGTCATCTTATTTGTTGATTTTCCAGTTTCGATATTACTTATAGTTTGCTTTGTACATAACATCTCTTTAGCAATATCTTCACAGGTTAATCCCAATCTAATACGTGTTATCTTCAACCATTCTTTGTCTAACATAGTATTCTCCTTTCATTATATACTATGTTTTTTATGCGAGAAAAATGAGAAGCCATGTACAATTACATGACTCCTCATTCATGGGGATTAGGTTCGTCTCCAAAATGAACCTGCTCGGGTTGTTATCACATGAAAGCGTTCGTGATACAACACCATCCCAGTTATGAGAAAATTTCCTATTATCCCAGCAACAATGTTTATGTCTATACGTCCTAAAGGACTTTTACCCTTTAAGTCATATAAACCTTTTAAATTTGCTAGGATGATAGAATATTTCTCATCACCAGGAGGTAATTGTTCCAATTCCGCTAACAATCTTGATATTTCCTTATCTAGTTCATTGTTAGACATCATATCATCTCCCTTCATTATAATGTCTGTATTTCATGCGACTTAAGGAAATTTATCCCTCTTGCGGATTATTAGATTTATTATAATTATATGTGCTTACGCCAACAACCGCGCCCAAAAACGTATTAACTACCGCAATTGTCCCTACAACTTGCTCAGCATATGGAAAGCCCCAAATATTAGCCAATCCATAATATAAAGCAGCACTAGCAGGAAGACCTACCATTGCAACCCATTTTACAACATCATATACTTTATTATTTAACGTCATGATATTTTACTCCTTTAAATTCACTCATTGATGTACGTTCTCGACTTATAGGTAATTTGTTAACTTCATCCATTAACCGTTTTATAGATCCGTTACCTCCTAGCTCTATATAAGGTGTATATAAGAAATTACACAAAATATCATATTCGTCTTGACTTACAGACCCCCGTTCCATATAGGTCATAGCAAGATCTACGATGCGTATATAGGCTAATCCTATAAGAAGCTTGTTTGTCAAATCTTTTCTGCTACCCTTTTTTTCCATAAATAACCAAAATCCCGATGAAGCGGCTATAGCTGCTAACGCAGTTATAATAATTTGAAGTATAGCTATTGTGTCATGTACTTCCACAATGCCTCCTATTTAACCCGATCCAATTGCTCGCCACATTATAGTACCAGAAACTGGATTACCACTCTGATCATAGCATCTTACTGAAAAGGTTGAAGCCGAAACCGATGTAACACGACAAGAAAATATTATATTATCTGCTATAGTTACAGTTACTATAGGTGGATAATTAAAGATTTCCGGAAAAGAAATCACATCTATGGAAGCCACTGCCCTGGCGCCACCTTGCTCCAAAATCCAGCCAGGTGTGTAAGTAGTGTATCCTGGCGCACTCCAATCTGTAGAACTACCACCCTGCCTTCGGTAAAATTTAGCAACTCGATTTCCTATTTTTGTATCATCGACAATATCATTAGCTAATTGTGCTGTAGCACTAACCCCACCAGTGGCAATTTTTCCAGCTATTACAGATCCTGCACCTAATCCGCTACTTGGTATTGTATTTCCATTTCCACCAGTATGATCATGACTTTTCAAAGTTAGTAACGTAATTAATGGAGGATTATTGTCCCCTCGCATAGCTGTAATTTGATTTTGCAAGTTTCCAGCAACCTCGGTATCAAGCTCGCCCATAATATAAGTAAACCAATTATCAAACTCAGCTTCCCATTGAGCAACTAGAGTAGCAGCGGATATAAAACTAAGAGGACCCGTTACAAAAGGAGTTCCACCTTGATCATTTCCAAGACCTACTTTATTTGTTATATTACCTTGAAGAATAGATGATACATTAGCCCCAACATAAATATGAGCTAAAGGATATTGATGCACTGTTGTGGTATTAGTTAAAGTTGGTGCTACTGGAGTAGTAGCAGGTGTTCCAGATACAATATCAAATTTATTCGCTCTAACAGCTATATCCTCATTAACTTCGAGATATACTACATCTATTCTATTAAGTGTAGCATGTGCCGTAGGAACTGTAATTGCTACAGGAGCATCATTATAAGACCAAGTATGGTTAAACCATGCCCTTCCAGTTCCAACATTAACCTGCATTCCGCCTGCTGCACTAACTGTTAAATAATTCCCGATAGCTGCATAAACTCCATCAGTAATTATTCCATCAAATATGCGAGATAGTTGTAAAGCATCATACTGTCTGTCATTACTAACTGAATTATAAAATCCATACGTTAGTGTCATATAAGTTCTCCTTATTCTATAATTGCTTCGAAAGTGGGATATATTTTAATGCCAGCAGGATCTTGAAAATGGATTAATTCTGTTACTCTAGAAGCAGTAGAATGACCATAATCATCTTCCAATTGAACTATATCACCCATAAAATATTCATCTCCATAATTGAATTGGGTTGTATCAACTTGTCCATCAAATCCTTCTAGAATTCTATTCTTTGCTAGCTCTTCATATCCACGCCCAACCAGGAGTTCCAGATAATCAGCTCTTGAAAGTTGACCATCTGGAGTATTACTAGATATATTCGAAGCATCTACAAAAAGCTCACTTCTAGCAAGTCCCGATTTAGTAGGACCATCTGCATCATGCACGACTGTAGTTATTCTATAATTAGCAACACCTTTTTCTCCAGCTATTAACGCGCATGTTCTTAGCATTTGATCACTTTTTACATAATCCCCATTAACTAGATTATCAAAATCAAAAGAAAAAACAACACTTGGACGACTTGTTTGATTATTCGATCGATCAACACCCGCATAAAGACTGAAAAGAAAATTAACTGGTGTGGTATCGGATAAGACTATTTTAAAACCTATATTTTTACTTTTACAAACATCAGACATAACTTTATAAATAGTCTCTCCAAAAAATTGTGTTGCTAAAGTAAGTCCAGTTATTGCAGGATCTGTAGAAGTAGAAAAAACAAAATTAGAAACATCTCTATAAGTATTTACAGGATTAATAAATGAATCATTTAATAAGGATTGAATAGTAGTTTGTAAATTACCATCTAATTCAGTAATATCCCAGACAATACGTTTATCAAGAATCTTACCTTCTAATGATCGACCTTTAATAACTAATTCATTTCCTTCTTCTGGATCCGAATGTATATTTATAATTTCAGGAACCATAACATGATCTGATTCTTTTAATTTAAAATATGCAGTTGTTTCCATTAAACTCCAAATACTACTAGTTGGAGGAAGAACTATCTCAAAATCTCCAGACGACCAATATCTATCAGTCCATAAAAGGGATTTAAATTTATCAACCACACCTATTTCTTTAAATAAAGAATCAAAAGCTATTAATTCCATAATTAAATCCCTTCATATGCTATTTCGTTTTCTATTTTAAATGTTAAATTAGAAAGTCCACTAGTAGCAGTATAAGCAAAAACATTATCTCCCTTTTCAAGCTGAAACCAAACACGATCTGTATTAAGAGCACCTAAAATATTGTATTCTGTACTACCTCTTACTAATTTAGCATATTTATTTCCTCTAACTGTCGAAATAATAATATCATCACCTTCTATAATATCGCTACCTGTTAGAGTAGCTAATATAGTGCTATCTATTTCTATAGAATCTAATGTTTCTGTATTTATTATATCAACATTTGAAGCTGAACCAGATGCATGAATTATTAATAACATTCCAACCGGCGCATCTCCTTCATATAAAACAGTTTTAATTGTATTATATGTTATTGACCCAAATTGAATTAAAGGAGATACTAAAGATTCATTAGAAAATGGGAATTCAAAAAGAGGAGACAGGGACGAAAATACTGTAGATTGCGGATTGACATCATATAAATATGCGTCTGGACAAATAATAGAAATAATTGTATCTCCATCTTTACTAAATATATTAGGTTCATTTGATTCAACATAACCATATACATAACAATTTCTATTATCTGTCTCTATTTCAAATTTTATTCTTCGTTTAAGAGGAAAATATTTATATGTTTTTTGCCTCATTGTTTCTATATCAGGATTAAATAAAAATCCTAAAGTTACTAAAATATTTCTAAATTCAGCTCTTCCAGAATTATATATTGATCCATCAAAAGTAGCAACCTCTGTAAGATTTATATTTGCTTTTGGCGAACCAAGTCCATCAATAGATTTGACATAGAGCCCCGATTGCTCAGGGCTCCTTAAGTCAAGCGAAAGAGACTGATTTAAGTGATTTGTTACAGTTATTGAATGAATCATACTAAACCAATCCTCTCAAAAGTAAAAGTTGATTTTTCGTTTGTCTGTAAATTTCCAATCTACTTAGAGCCTTTGGAGAATAATTATTCTGAGTGAAACTGATATTTGGTTCTCCATTAATTATAGCTGCTTCTGGCTGAAGTTTTCCAGATATACCACTAGCTATAACAGACCCTGTAGAAATAGCGGGAATTACATTAAACGATTTATTGCCTATAAGCCTATCCAAATATCTCCCACCAGATTGAATTTCTGTTAAATCCAAAACTGGTCTAATAGTTGGATTCATTTCAAGATCTGTATTAAGAGAATCGATGATCATAGAAATAGCTTCAGACATTCCATTAGTAGCAGAATCTACAAGATTTTCCATTGTATGAACAACTTTATCTTGCAGTTTCTTTATACCGACTATTAAACCTTCTGGAATATGAGTTCCTATTTCAGAAAATACTTTGGAAGGAGATGCGATACCTAATTTTTGCTTTATGGCTAATATCGCACCATCAACAATATCTTTTAAAGCCTTCTTAACAGCGTCTGTACCTTTTCCGATCGCTAAAACTAACCCATCTATCATAGCTTGACCTAATCGTCCAATAGCCGCTAACAAAGGCTCCATATTATTTTCTATTCCCTCTGCCATACCATCTATAAAGGAAATCATAAGATCCCAACCTGCTTGAACAACGTCTGGTATTTTATCAGCGACAGCATTAATGAATTCGACAACTATTTCTATCGCTACTGTTACAACTTCGCCAATATTATCACGTATACCTTCTAAGAACCCTATTAAGATATCAAAACCAGCTTGAACGAAATCCGGAATTTTAGCAGCTATTTCTTGAAGTAAAGTAGTTAATAACAGAACAACAGCTTTTATAAAATCTGGTACAACATCAATTATAAGCTGAATAAGACCTTTCAATAGAATCGTAAGTGCTTGTAGAAGTTTTGGTGTTACTTTAATGATAATATCAAGAACAGTTAAAAGCAATGTTAAAATAGCTTTACCTACTACTGGAGTAGCCTCTATAATACCCTTACCAAATATAATTATTGTATCTATAAGTGTTTGAATAATAAGAGGAACAAGACCTAATATAGTAGATATCATCGCTACTATCGCAACTGCTGCTGCTGCACCAGATACTGCTATTGCGGAAAGACCTAGAGAAAAGGCTAATAAACCCGCACCAACTAAGGCTGTTGCAACGCCTATTAACATCATAGACACGCCGAGTCCTAATAATGTTGGAATTACTGGAGTAAGTAAATATCCTGCTAAAGCAAGCAACGCAAATACTCCAACAAGTGCGAGAAGTGCTATCCCAATCTCTGCAAGTCCCATAGATCCAAGAACTGCTAAAACAGGTGCTAAAACAGCTAAAGCTCCAGCAGCAATTAATAAAGCTGCACTTCCAGCAAGAGTACCACTCATACCATATAGAGCTATTGTTAATATAAGTAATGATCCTGCTAAAACTACTAAACCTCTAGCTATTTCTTCCCATGTCATACCACCCATAGTTTCTAAAGCTTTAGATAATATAACAAGCGCACCAGCTATAGCAACTAATCCCATACTAGTAATTATCATAGTTGGAGGCATTAGATTTACAGCAGCTACTACAATTAATAAAGCAGCTCCCATAGCAACTAAACCATTTTGCAATTGATCTATTGGAATACTACCAAGTTTACCAATAGCTTCTGCAAGAATGAGCATAGCTGTTCCGAGAATTGTCATACCAATTCCAGTAGCAATAAGATTAAAACCACTACCAGTTAATTTTGTAAATATAGCTATTTCAGCCATTACTGCGCCCATAGCTATAAGTCCTTGCTTAACTTGGTCAACCTTCATTTTTCCCAATTGTTCAACAACTTGAGATATAATTAGCAGAGATCCAGCCATTAATAGTAAACCAACCCCACTAGTAACCCCCATTTTAGACCCTTCAATTACCCGCATAAAAGCTGCAATTTCTGCTAAAAGAACCCCCACACCAATCAAGCCGTTTTGTAATTGGGCTGGGTTTAAAGCTCCTAATTTTTCAACCGATTTACCTATTAATAATAAAGCTAAAGAAAATATAACAAGACTTAGAGCGCCTTTCATAAAGGATCCACTATTTTTAGACATTACTGCACTAAGAAGAGTTAATCCTACAGATAAAGCAGTTATAGCACCTAAACCCTGTTGAAGTTCTTCTGGTTTAAGTTTACCTAAATTAGAAAGAGCTTTAGACATAATTAATAAGGATATAGAGAATGCTATAAGCCCTGCGGAAGACTTTGCGCCCATTCCACCAGTTTTACTCAAAACTGCCATTGCAGATATAAGTTGAACTAACATCGCAGTAACAGCACCTAAAGCCATTGTTAATTTAGCCGAATCTATGCCTGATAATATGACTAAAGATAATGTCAATATACCAATAGCACTAGCTATAGCTAATAATGTTTTAGCTCTAAGATTTTGCTGCCATGCTTCAAGACTTCCTCTAACTCCATCTAATATGCCACTAACTCCGCCTAATATACCAGATGCCTGATCTAAAACTCCGGATCCTGATGTAATAAATTTTCTAATTGCTAAAAGAATTGCGGCTATTAAGCCACTATTTATAACATCAAATATCCTTTCAAAATCAGCATTTGCTATAGCATTATAAATTGCAGTACCTATACTTTTTAGAAAAGTTCCTATTGCGCCTGTAAGTTTGAAGAATAAAGGAGCTCCAGCTTTAGCTAATGATAAAAGTCCACCTAATATAAAAGTTAATCCTTTTAATAAAACTTGAAAAGGTGTAAAACGTATTTTTAGTTTCTCTCCCTGACTTCCAAAACCAGCAAAAGCTTCTCTAATTTTATCAAATATACCTTTAATTTTCGAATAAAATATTTGTAAATTAGATTGAATAGCTCCAAACGTATCATAATATTTCTGTTTAAACTCTTCAAACTTAGACGAAATTAATACAACAAATTCAGATATATCAGCTCTTGCATTATTAAAACCTTCTTTCAGTCTTGATATTCCACTAGCAAAAGCCTCTGTGACATTAGTATTTTGTCTAAATATAGTAATAGCATCACCTATTCTAGCTAAGAATTCTAATATTCCGCCACCTGCGCCAGAAGGTATTAATGATTTACCTAAATCAAATAATGTACTAACCAATGTCACAATAACGTCTTTAACTAAAGCAAGAGCAGAAAATACACCTAAAAATATTCTTTTAAGCTGCCCAGCTGTTTCTTCACTTATTTTAAAACTTTGAGCTAATCCAAATATAACATCTGTTAAATCTTTTAATTGACGAGCCGTTATAGGAGGAAATATCTCTCTAAAAGCTTCGCTAATTGGTTTAATTATGGCTAAAAGATTAGCAAAACCATTTCTAAGAGCCATGATCAATTCAGTTCGACCACCAAGATCTTTCCAACCTTGCAAGAGATTATTTCTTGCGTCAGCAGATTGCTGAATCATTGGACCAATAATATCACTAATCTCAGTGAATAAAGCTTTAGCTTCTTCAAAGTCGCCAATAACAATTTTCCATGTTTGAGCCCAACCAGAACCTAATGCTTCTTGAATAGTGTCTTTCAACTGAGTAAACGTTTTAACTTTCGTAGCAGCATCATTAGCTGTTTCGCCTAATTTAATGATTTGTGCTATTTGTTCCTCAGTGTAACCCATTGACACTAATTGTTCTTCTGAAAGATCTCCTGTAAATTTAGCTAAAGTATCTAGTAAAACAGAAGTATCTAGCCAACCTTGAGATAAACTCTCTCTGAAACTACCCTCTTTTTCAATCATATCATCGACAGCAATTCCATGAGCTCTGGCTGTTTCTTTCAATGCATCTTGAAAGACCTGACCGCCCATACCAGCATTAACTACTGAATTCCAGTCCATGAGTTTAACTGTGCCAGAAGCCAGTGCTTGAGATAACTGATACATTGCTGTAGCAGCTTGTTGAGAGTTTGATCCAGAAACAGCAGCAAGATTCGCGATACCCTTAATAGCCGACACTGACGTATCCAATTCAACTCCAGCAGCAGTAAAGGTACCAATATTTCTGGTCATTTCTGTGAAATTATAGATAGTTTTATCAGCGTAAGTATTCAACTCATCTAATGCATCGTTAACCTGAGTTAAGGTTGTCCCTTTAGCCGCCGTATTTGCCATAATCGTCTGAACAGAGTTCATCTGGGTTTCATACTCACCCAAACCAGCTTTCATCGGTCTAGTAAGATTATCAGCTATTTTCTTACCGTAATTCATGGCTGCTGTAGTAAGATTCTGAAGAATTGTCATTCCAATAATTCCGAGAGTAGAGAAACGATTAGATACATTCTGTACACCCTCAGAAATACTATTAAGATTAAAATTCTTACTTACATTAGATAAATTAGCCAAACTTCTTACAGACTCATCCATATTCAAACTTTTCTTGAGGTTATCAAGAGTTGCCATACTTTGTTTGGTACCACTTTCAAATTCTTTATTGTTAAATCCTAGTTCAACAACTCTATTATCTATGGTATTACTCATAGACGAGATACCTCCTTCCATATTTCTTCCGCCATAGGATCAAATATAGATTTCATAGCAGGATTAATATAGTCCCTAGGAGGAACATATCCTCCCGTTCCAGTACCATGACCATACTGTATAATAATAGCTACAGGTACTCCATTATTAATATTACTATTAAACCATCCAATGCTATATCCCCAATTACTTGTTGTTATACGATAATCCCACGAAGTTGAAGTTTTTCCGCTATCTACTGGAGTTGCCGCAGCTAGAGCTAATATACCTTTATCACCATATCGTTGCAAAATAGATCGAACATTAAGCTGCCGCGCTTTACTAAGAAACCGTTCAGTATTTTTAAAATCACCTTTTTGTCGTATGGTTATCATATTAACCTCTAGTATTTATGGAATTTCTTCGCGCAGCATTTAAAGCTCTATTCTGATTATAAATATCGCGCTTGGACATTTTCTTAGGTGGTTGATTCTTTATATTACAAACATTAATTAAAGTAAGCAATTTATTAAGATGCCATTTTTGATATTCAGATGGTATATTAAAAGTAACCATCCAAAAATATATAATTTCAGCAGTAATAACTTCTCTATTAGGACGACCTTTTTGACTTTTAGAAAATGTTGTCGCTGTCATTGGATCTTCTATATAACTAGAAATTTCATTAATAACTTTATCAGTCATATAGATATATATGTCAGGATCTACATTTTGAGTAATTGTCATACATCTAATATAGTCAATGGTTTCTTCACGAGTTTTTTCTTCAGTAGTTAAAAATGGCTTATGCCATTGTGATTCCCATTTTGATAGGGAGACTAGAGAATGCTCTAAGACTAATGTTTGACCTTTAACATTAAAAAATTCTTGTGTTCTTTCATCATATAGTTCCTGAGGTTCTATCTCAATCCTTAACATCTCTAGTCTCCCGTCTGCCTAGTTATTCGTTCTTTGGATTCAACTTAATCTTACTAGGATCAACATTCAATTCTTTTGGCATGACGCCATTCGCAAAATCAGCAGCGTTTTTAGCATCGGTAATCAATTCCATAAAAAGGACGCTGTAGGCATTTGATTGAATAAAAGCCTCAGTAAGTTCCTCGTTCTTTATGAAACGTTTGCCATCTGGAGATTTTTCACCATAAGATTTTGTAATAAGCTCTTTAAAGAGCTTAACCATCTCTGGTGTAGTTTCAGTTTCAACAATTCGTTCAATCCAGCCTGTCATACCGCCACTAATTGAAAGTTCCCATTCTGCAAGTTCTGCAGTAGTTAAGTTGAAATAAAACGTTTCTTCACGTTCTTTTCCATCAAAATCTTCGTACTTTATTACCTTCTTAAGCATTTAATATTCTCCTTTCAAGTTATCCTTCTTTCATAATAAATAAAGCTGATTTATCATCTATCCTTGGAGGATTGGAAGCGGTAGTTACACGACACGTAACAATTTCATGTGTTCCTTCTGGTCCTCCTCCAACAAGCCAAGCTGTAACTAATGCACCATCTATAGTAACATCATCTGGATTAATTGTTATAGTTCCAGTAGATGTAAACACAGCAGTTGCAATAGTATCTTCGCCAAGCCAATCAGTAAAATCCCATTGATAATCCAATTGGGAGTTAGGATCTTTTGTAAATGTTTTCATATTTTATTCTTCCTTTCAGATACGACCACTATACGATCTCCTTCTCTAATAGTATAAGTTGTATTTCTATCTGCTTTATAAATTCTATCAGGTCTTGGTGGAATTATTATTACCGATACATAAGGAGATCCAAGAACAACAGAAGGAGTAACAATATCTATACTCATTAAAATATGTGTTTGTCCTAAAGTTGGTTGATCAAATATAGCAGGATCAGAAAGTAAGTCTGATATAGTTAACGCATGAATTTGACCTATTACTGGAACATCAAATACTGGAATATCAGTTGCAATATTATTACTAATTAAAACATGCGTTTGACCTATCGATGGAGATCCAATTACAACCGCAGGAGTTACAATATCTTCAGCAACTAACTCGTCTGGAAGTATCTCAGAAAGAGTTGGCGCCTCAATAAATGCTATCCCGCTTGTAATGTCAACAGACGCTAATATATGAGTTTGACCCAAGTTAGGCGATTCAAATATACCAGCTTCTGTAGTAACATTTGCGGAAACCAATTCATGAGTCTGACCGATATCTGGTTGACCAAATATAACTGGTTCCGTAGTGATATCATTAGCTTCTAATGGAGGTAATTCACTTAATAATGGAGCATCAAGAGTAGCGGTTTCTGTGATAATATCAACAGAACTTAATACATGAGTCTGACCAATTGAAGGAGCCTCAAATATAACCGAATCTGTAGTAATATCTACAGAGATTAATACATGAGTCTGACTAATTGATGGAGCCTCAAATATAACAGGTTCCGTTACAATGTCTTCAGCTATTAACTCAGATGTTGCGACTAAACTTGGTGCGCCCAATACAGCAGAATCACTAACAATATCCGCTGATGATAATATATGAGTTTGTCCTAAAGTTGGTTGATCAAATATAACAGGCTCTGTAATTATACTTACAGCCGTTAATTGATCTATTGCTTCCAAACTAGGAGCTTCTAATTCAGCAGGTTGAGTAGTAATATCATTTGCTGTTAAACTATGAGTCTCCGTTAAAGTTGGAGCCTCAAATATAACAGCACCAGTTACTATTTCAAGAGCTGTTAGAACGTGACTTTGTCCGATTCCTGGTTGTTCTAACTCAGAAGGATTAGTTTCAATACTATTCGCTGTTAGAACGTGCGTTTGACCTATTGTAGGAGCTTCTAGAACAGCTTCTGGAGTTACTATATCAACAGCCGCCAAGGCATGTATATTTCCTATTATAGGAGTTTCTAACTCTGCTGAAGGAGTAACTAGATCAGCGGATGTAAGTACATGTGTTTGACCTATTGTAGAAGCTTCTAATTCAATTGCAGGAGTAACAATATCTTCTGAAGATAAATTATGTGTTTGTGCTATAGTTGGAGAACCAAGAATTACTGGATCTGTAATAATATCTTCTGCTGTTAAATCATCTCCAGCACTTACAGTTCCACCATCAAAATCATCCCAAGTATTATAAGGAGACGATCCATTATCATGCATAAAGACTCCAATATAACCATCTAAATTGTAATAAGATGACCATATTGAAGCTACATTCGCCTCTAATATAATATTTTGATTTTTGTAAACAACAACGTCTCCATTTTCATCTGCTGTAGCTTTAAATATATCTCCATTAGAAAAACTAATTCCTGTAGCTGTATCTCCAGCTTTTAACCACGTTATCCCTGTATAAACCCAAACTTCAACTGTTGATGACCTTGGATCATGATAAATTTCAATCATTGGTGATGAGCTAACCAAAGATTGAACTTTTAAAATTAGATCGTATTCGAACGAGGACGAAGTATCTATATTTATAACTTTAATACTTACTTCCTGATACGTTCCAAATTTCTCAACATTCCATACCGTCCAGCCATACCCACTTCCAACATAACGTGCTTGCTGGTTATAAACTTCCCAACTAGCAGGATTATTAGTATACCAATTTGATCCAAGTTGACCATTTGCTCTATTAAAATCATCTAATACTGTTGGAGGAGATTGACTAGTTAAAGTTGGAGCATCAAGTACAGCAATACCAGAAGTAATATCAGCTGCTATAAGTACATGAGTTTGACTTATAGTTGGTGCTTCTAATTCTGCTGGTTCAGTAACGATGTCGCTAGCAGTAAGATTGTGAGTTTGACCACTCGTTAAAGTAGGTGCTTCTAAAACAGCAATTCCAGAAGTAATATCAGCTGCTGTAAGAACATGAGTTTGAGTTATAGTAGGTGCTTCTAGAACAGCAATTCCAGAAGTAATATCAGCTGCTGTAAGAACATGAGTTTGAGTTATAGTAGGTGCTTCTAAAACAGCAATTCCAGAAGTAATATCAGCTGCTGTAAGATTATAAGTAGTTCCCGCATCAGGAACCTCGAATTCAAAGCAATCGACATATCCTCTACCTTGAGAACCAGAAGAATAATCAAATTGCAGATGAAGAATCAGATCAGAATAATCAGTTATAGCATTTGCTTCTGATTCGGATAAAGTATACGTATATGTGGCTGCACTATCAGTAAATCCAGGTTGCCAGGTCTTTATAAGGGTTGCACCACAATAAAGATGAACATAAAAATATGAAAATCCAGTTGACTGGATATATCCGCGAATTCTTAAAACATGACCGGTCGCTACTTGTGGATCTGTTATATTCGATAACGTCCCAACATAAGTACCATCAGACTTATTTGGAGATGAAGAATAAGTCCCATCATAACTAGCGACCGGTTCGTCTATTACCGACCATGTTGGATTTGACCAGCCGCCTAAAGATGTATCTGAATCTGGTCTAGCGTACTGGCTCATATCTCAACTCCTAAAATCTTAAGTAGTAGGCGCAGGAATACCAATCTTGAATGAGGTCAAAGTAAACGGATTCCCGTTAGTAACACCTTGAGTAGCGGCAAGATCGCCTGCCGCCAGAAGTTTTGAAGCGCTATTATCACAAAGAGCAAAATATCCAGCAGTACCATCTGCTTCAACAGCTCCGTCTGAAATAGCGCCAACAGTTACCTCTCGACCACCACCAGCTTTATCGGCAGGACCAGTAATAGTAGGAGTAGCCTTAGTTCCAAGTTTATAAGTAGAACTAGCCTCGGTAAAAGTAGTAGGCATAGCACTACAAATATAAAGATTCTCTACGATAGTAGTCAATTGAGAAAGACCAGTATCATAAATATCATTATGCAGATAATCTGCCATTGTTTATTCTCCTTAAAAAGTAAAAAATAAGATAAGCCCCAAGATTTCTCCTGGGGCTTTATTAAAATATAACTCAATATTACGGAGGAGTCATTGCTGTGATAATCGCATCTGGAAGGGGCAAATTGGGATCAGTTCCTGTATCACCAAACAGAATCAATTCCAAAGCAGCTAACTTTGTAGCATCAGCCGTGCGCGAATCAATCACAATCAAAGATGTAGGTTGATAACCAGTAATAACGGGAGGAGTTGTACTAACTTCCCAGCTAAAAGTAATTGCTTCTGGGGACTCATTGATTGTCTGGTAAGCCTTCTCAGAAGGAGCTGCAAGACAACCATAAAGAAGATGAAGCTTGTAACCATGTGCATCACCATCAACATCATTACCAACCTTTGTTTTGTAAACGAGACCAAAAGTTTTACGTGGTTGCTGATTAAGAAAGACACCTGTAGCTGTACCAGGAACAACAGAACCATCACAAGCAGCAAACTCATCTGGATAAGTATACGCTTCGATAGTGGCACTAAATTCTTCAGCAGAAACAAGTGTCAAATATTTTATATTATCAGCCCACAAAGCAGTAGGTTCTGCACCAGATGGACTTTCGGTAACGCTAACTAAACCATTCCATGCAACACCCAAAGGATAAGCGCCAGCAGCATCGATTGGGTACAAAACGCCATTTGAAACACCAGTTTCGTAAAAACGTTCTGCAGTATCATCCCAAACAAGAGCAGTCATTTTTTAATTCTCCTTAAAAATAGATAGTAAAAATATCGTGATAAAGACCTTCAGCCATATAAGATCTATCAAAATTAGCTGTAGGGATAGCCGCTACAGCATTTGGAATAAGACTATTAGGACTTCTATCTATAACCATTATAGAATATCCAATTTTATGCGCATATGGACTGTTATCCGCATGCTTTATATTAATATCATTCCTTGAAAAGATGATACACGGATATAACAATGTTACAGATGCTGGAGGTTGAAAATATACCTTACTAACTCCAGATATTGATTCTAAAAGAGTTTGAAGAGCAAGTCTATCACCCATTGTAAACCTTCCCAATGGTTAAGATTAGGCGAGGGCGCTGAATATCAATAGAACTAACAGCCCATTTAGTTCCATTCCACAAAATATAACGAATATTTGACATAATCGAATACATATGTGGATCAGCAACGATACTAAATCGATTATTTACCACTAAATTATCGTTAATGCCCTCGCCTCTTTCCCAGCGCTCATAATTGGTTAGAATATCGCCTTGGCATTCAACTTCTTCGGCTACTTCGACGAATATTCCCGGCTCAGTTTCCTCAGTAGTCATATAACCAATGCTGCCGTGAAACTTTGCCATATCAAACTCCTTAATTATGCCTGAGCTCGTTCGATAACCAGAGCTGATTTCGGAACATACAAAGCCCCAGAGAAACGAGTCTCCATCAGGTACTTGTACTGGTTGTAATCGATATCGAAATCATCAAACATGGACACCTGACCACCCTTATCTGCGCCCATCGTATAATCACGAAGATTAACAATCAAACACAGAAGATCATGCGCAGCAGGAGTACCCCCTCCGTCTGGAGACGCAGGATCAACATCCCTTTCCAATGAATCGAGTAGCGGAACTTCAACGATGCTCGAAACACGCATAGCGGAGGCTAGTTCAGCTGTAGTTGGGTACAAACGACGACCATCCAAATCCTTCAGAAGAAGCCAGTTCGTAAGAATTGTAGGACCAACAAACATCGTTGGTGAACCAGAACCACGATATGCAATACGAGCCTTTACAGCCTCATCCATAACAGCAGCATCAGTTACTGCAGCAGCTAGAAAATGATGATGCGCATACATATTAGCATCTTTCCAAATCGGACGAATTGAGGTTTCATCGATTTTATCATCAACCTCTGCGACTGGATCACGCCCATCGCCAACAAGAATTGCACGAGCAATTTCCTCATCCAACATCATCCGCATTTCTGCTTTCAACCAGGCAACTACATCCAACTCAGTGATGTCGAGAATATCATCACGATCAAGTTTCTGTTTCTTGTAGATCGTGGTCGGCGTAGTCGTCCTGCGCAGCAAACCGAAAACTTCCTCTTTCTTTAGATTACCAGTAACATAACCCAAAGCACGAGCAGTTTCAACAGTAATATCAGCATGAACACTCTTAATCCGCGAAAATGGACTATGACGAGTGCCGTTAATAACACCAGAAACCCACTCCATCCTGCGAGCAATCAGAGAAGGCTCCCGAGTCAAAGCTTGCGCATCTGGAAACAAATAATCGATATTATCAATACCATAAGTACCAGCATGCTCAATTACAGATTCCCGCAACGATCCACGCTTCTGAGCAACTTCAAAAATACTCTTAACCTGATCATGGGTCAAATGAATACGATCTTTTTTCTCCATTGCGGAGCCATCAAAAACATTAGTTTTCATAACCTCTACTTCTCCTTCATGAATGTTTGATTGTTCGAGGCTGCCACCCTGCTCTTCAATAATAGCTCCAACAATAGCATAGACAGCAGTCTTCTGTTCTTCATCTAAACTATCGAATACTTCCTGAATAGTCCGATCGGAATCTGCATGTTCAATAACTTCTTCCTCTTCGAGTTCTTCTTCAGGTTCTTCAATATCTTCTTCCTGAAATTCCAGATCTTCACCACTAGTAATAATAGCTTCGTCATCCATAACGGTTTTCTCTCCATCTGAATGCTCGAAAGCAATATTATCAATGCTTGCACCTGGATTTGCCCCTGACAGAACAAGGCTTACCTCACGAATAACACCATGAGCAACTCGCTTCGACTTTTCAATAAGACTATTAGCCCAAATAGAAAGCCAAGCAACATCGCCATGAGCTACAAGTTTCTTTGCAGTCAGTCCTGCCGGAGTATCATTAAACTTGCAATATGCATAAACGCCATCTTCACGATTTTCCAATAAAGCATGCCCAAGAACATTATTGGGATCGTCATGCATATGCTGCCATACTAGAGGGACGGTCATACCATCGTTTTCGAGAAATGCATCTTTAAGAATAACACGTCCATCAGTGCATTTGACATTGGCTTTGGTAGCGTAACCGCCAAAATCATAATCTTTATTCGGCATAATTTCCATTACTCCTTCCATTTTGAATTTTTACGACGGGTTCTTTGACTAGATCCTTGTTAGGAGTTTCAGCATCTGGCTGATTAATATTCTTATTTCTTAATTCATCAGCTTTCGGATCTTCACTCGGCTGCAAACCAACAACAGATCGTATTTCATTCGAAGACATGATTTCATTTCTTGTAAACTTGTCTGCGATATCAGCTATTTGAGACACTGGCGCAAGCCTAAAAGGATCTCTAATAGCCATAATAGATTGATGTTGTGATCTAGCAGTTTTAGTCAAAAACACCCTTTTCATACTATCAGTAATAGCTCCAAGAATAGGCTCAACAGTACGATTATAATAATTTATCATAGCTGCTTCATCGGCAGTACCATTAAAAACTTCCTCGGTTAAACCCAACTGGCTATATAGCATTCTAGTTAAGTATTCGATTTGCGCCATTAAATTATTCTCAGCAGGTCTATTTAATTGAGTAATACGTTCTGTACCATCAATATAAGCAATACCATACTTAGAATCTTGTAATTGCGTTTCAATGTCTGCCTTTCTTAAATCAGCTTGTGCCTGTCTTGCAGCTGTTTTTATTACATACGGTAACTGTACAATTAAATCTAATTTTCCAGAACCACTTTGATTGTCTATAACGTCTAAAAGATTAAGTTTTGTTGTGAGACGTTTTAATGTGGAATTAGGACCATTCATAACGTCATAAAGAGGATTAGAAACGATAGCAACCATTCTTTTTGATAAAGTTATTCGTTGCTTTTGTCCTATAGCTTGATTATACAAATCAACTTCTACGTGTTCTGGAAACCACTGTGTAATTTTGCCAGTGCGCATCGTTATGATATCGTAAGAACCTGAAACATTAGGATTTAATGTTGTATCTACAGGAACAATAGCAACCGCGCCTTCATCGCATAAGGACATGACTACATCTTGTATAAAATCTCTTCCCGATTGGTCAATATTCGCTTCTAACGTAAGACAATTATTTAGTCCGGATTGAACTACTTCTTTAAAATTATTATTTGCATCTGTACGTACATGTCGAATAGGAACTGCTGCAACATCGATACCTATTCTAGTAAATATTGACGAAATGATTGTACGCTCGGCTCCGAAAAAGTAAAACCATCTATCCTGTCTTGAACCAGAACCAGGTCCTAATTCTTGTGATTTAACTATTCTATCGCCATAACGAAAAACGTTCCAAGCATTTCTTAATCTATCTAGAAATGAATCTGGCACTATGCATCGCCTCCTTTCCTTATTTAAATTTTATTCAAAAGCTTCCTTAGTTAGCTTATAAGAAACGTAGGCGTCCATCATTGCTGCAACAGGATCGATTTTTTGTTCATATCGCTTCTTCAAAAGCTTTCGATTCCCATTAGTATCTTCTAAAGTAATAGCATTTCCCATTGCATAACTCATTAACTCTTGATCAAAGATTAGCATTCTTTCTTCTGCTAATTTCTTGAGTTCACCCAAGGGAACTGATTCAGTTTTAGCACCCTGAATTACCTTTTCGATACCATATGGACCATTCTCTCTTTCCCAACGTTCAACAAACTCTTTTGCATTGTATGGATCAAATCCGAGGCAACGCACGTCGTATCCTAGATCAATAATAAAATTGTCTAAATCGTCATATACCTCCATCATATCAAGAACTGTGCATTCAAGAACTTGCAAACTTGTCTCGTTTATAAATTGTTCATACTTATATCGCATTGCTCCTGGTAGTTTTCTAAGAGTTACAGAGGATATATAACATCGAGTTTTAATTCCAAAAGAACCATTTGCTAAAGGAAAGAGAAAAGTAAAAGCACAGAAGTCGTCTCCTTGAGAAAGATCGGCACCAAGAGCGCATGGAAGCTGCCAGAAATCTCTACGTCTATGAGGTAGTGTCTCTTCATAAGTAAAGAAATATGTATAACCTTCCATAGGTATACCAAATCGTTTCGCTAAGATGTCGTTCCTCGCCGCAGGAACTTGTTCTGCTCTTTCTACATCAAGTTGATAAGTTTCGTATGTAACAGTCCTTCCAAGATTAGGATTTGCTTTCAACCAGGTACTAGGATCTGCTACTTCTTCAATTTCATCCAGTTTATAATGCCAGATAGATACATGAGGATTTATGTATTCTCCTTTAAGGATGTCCATAAGTTCCATTTTGATTGTATCGCCACTACTATTACGAACTGTTCCTTCGGAACTCATCGCGACAATAAGATAGTCGTCTAACTTAGATGCTCCTTGCTCTATCGCACCGACAACGTCTTCTCTGATGTCTCCCGATAGCCATTCATCAATTGTAGATACTTTAGGACGTAAACCTTGTAGTTTATCAATAGACATAGGACGTATCTCGACCAATGATCCAGTAAGAAAATTCTCAATCCCTTTCTTAGTGGATGCTAATTTTTGTCGTTTCGCCCTAGATCCAGTAGTATTTTGTAACGAACCTTCCGTTAAAAACTTAAAAAGTGGTCCTCGCGCGCGTATAATAGAAGTTCGCATTGGAGACATAACTTCTTCAGCTTGCTTCATGGTTGGTGCTGTAGTAATCTGATGTGTTGTCGATGTATCAACATTTAAAAAGAAATTTTGTATACAAGAACCATACATAGATTTAGCAGCACCTCGAGCAACGATAAGATACTGTTTATTAATTAACCGTTTCTTAATACGTTTACGAACATAACGTCCGCCAGTATTAGATTTAGAAGGAACATACACACTTCTCTCTACAAAGTAATACCATCCAAAAATTTGTTCAGCCCATAATTTAAAAGTATCTAAAAGAATTAGATTACTACCATCAGTTAAAGTGAGTTCTTCTTCACAAAAAGCAATGAAACCATTTATAGCTTCATCATCGTAATAGATTCCAGGATTTGCAATAAGCTGATCTATACGATTCATCTCCATAGAGATCTCTCTGCAAACTGGTATCTCACCTCTTATGACTTTGTCACGAAAAGCCCCGTAATAAATTGGGGTTGCCGTGTTTGATAGAGTCATAAAAAATATTATCCTTTTTTCTTTGCGGCGGCATCCATCAATCTTAAATCTATTTCACCAATTTTATTTAATGCAGCAGATATAGCAGCGCCAGCGACAGCAGCTTTAGCAGCCGTACTAGCTGATGAACTTGTGGAAACACCTAGAGCTTTGTTTAAACCAAATGTAAGTAAACCAGAAATAACCGCGCTTTTACCAGCATCATGTAAATATATACTTTTTCGATAATCTTTATCTGTTAAAACTCGTTTTCTTAAAGTAGCTCTTGCTCTTTCTTGTCTTAAACGCCTTCGTCCCCACTTCATTCCTAAAACACCGTAATGTTCTAAATATCGATTAGCCATAGTTTATCCTTTAGCCTTCATCAATTTATTCCCGATTTCAACTAGTCCCTTAATAGCCCCGGCAGTAGCCGCGACAGCGCCAATTCCTGCCATAACATTTTTAACAGCAGCCTGTCCTCGCTTAGCTCTAGAAGGATTTAAACTACTATATTGTTTTTCAAGATTTAAACGTTTATTCAACGTTGTCAATTCTTCATTACTTAATTCACTAGCGCTTTTTTTTCTTAAGGGAAGAGTCTTTTTATAATCAGAAGACGTTCTACGATTCTTTCTGCGACCCCATTTCATACCAAGGACGCCATAATGTTGTAAAATATCATTTAAATCACTCATATATACCGTCCTTATGTTAATGTAGTCTCGTTTAAAACTTGTAAACGCCACTCTAATTGGGATAACTGATTATCAATAGCATTTACCAAAAATGAATTTCCTGGAGGATCAAATAAAAGCCTTGATTTAAGATAAATATAACTTTTAATGGCTTCCATAGCTGGAGCATTAGGCACATCTCCAAAAAAATCAACCCATTTATCGTCCAAACTACCGATAGAATATCCACCTGAAGGACCTATGCCAAGTTGAGTCAAAGTTGTAAAGGCTGTATTAATAGCTAAAATAATATCTAGATCGTAACCATCATATTCTTTTGAAATCCCTAACAAAGACTTAATAGTAAGTAATATACTCTCCATAAAAACTCCTTATCTCCAGGGAATAGTGTCGCCAGGTCGACGTTCTGGTGGAAGTTTGTATAATAAAGATTCATCACCATAATGAATAGCCATATGAGTTCTATGAGTTGTACAAATCAAATACTCTGGATCAAATACTTCATCTCGAGCTTCTTCAATGTCTTCTAAAGTAATAGGATTCATATGATGAATGACAATTCTACTGATAATGTCATAACCTGGAACACCTAAATCACATGCTTCATCTCGTATAATAACTTCATTGCGAATATTAGACCATCGTCTAGATCTATAAAGCATTTGATTAAGGTACCTATCAAATCCAAAAGTTTCTTTTCCAACAGATCCAACTAATCTTAAATACTCATATCGCTCTTCAAATGTTTTTATACGTCGCAACTCCCTGTAGGATTTAATCATCGGAGTCATCTGGATATTGTTCCTCCTCCTCCGAGTTACCGCCGTAAAGACGTATAGCTTTTAAAGCCTCGGCATACATCTTTTGAATTTCTTTATTACTGTCAAGAGCATCTACACGAGCTAGGAGAAGCTTATGCTCGGCAGCTAGCTTCTCCCTTTCCAATCGCTCTTTGGCGGTACCAAGTCTCAAGAAATGTGTAATGACTTGTGCCGATGCTGTACCTTCAGAGATTTGCTTTTCAGCCAAATCAACAGCTGCTGCGATCAGTTGATTCTCTCTAGCTTCCGCAGTTGTAGCTGGTTTCGGCTTTCTAGGTTTTCTCTTGGTCGCAGCCATTAGATAATCCTTTATTCCAAATAATCGCCATGGATCCAACACTGAATCGGACCGAGTCCAACACTATACCAACTTCCATTTTGAATTTTATTATTGGTAACTGGTTGACCAGCTCTAACCACAACAACTCTATTATCTTCTGAAGATGTAGGTTCACTTCTTCCATTAACCCAAAGACAATTTGTAACACGAAGAACATCTTTTTCAATTGGAGGAATAGTAGGAGGTTGAGAAACATTAATGCCAGTCGCCGCCTGAAGAAGATCAAATCGTTTCTTACTAAGAATCCAGTCAAGTGACCAGTAATAAATCTTATTAATATTTGCTCTAGCAGCTCCTTGACGAAAAGCTGAAACATCTGCCGGAGTTGCTTCCCAATAAACCCATTCATAACTATCATCTGATTGTTTAACTTTAAAACTTGCTCCAAATGTTGAACCTATTGGATAAACTGGTTTTCCCCAAGCTGAATATTCTACCAAACAATCATTTAATTGATCAACAGGATTATGTTTTCCAGCCCAATAAACTTGAGGAGACGCACCGTCCATTGCTGGATGATTCATAAACTTATCGAATGGTAATTGAGAATGCAAACTTGGATACCGATAAGAACAAAGAAGAATTTCAAAGCCATTAACCTTTTGTTTTTCCATAATTGCTTCAGCGGCTTTAGCCATACCATAAGGTTGCTTCCATTCTCCTTCAACATTTAGATGATAAGTATCTAAATCAAGTTTATCACGACGTTCTTCAATCGCATCGCCCTGCAAACCAGGTTGTTCTGGGTAATGATAACCCCATCCTTCAACTATAATATCATTAACTCGTAAAACATCGATGTAACTCATTAATGGTTTGTCACCGGAAGGAACATTCCATTTATAATGAGCGTCTAAAACCTTAATAGCAAGACGTTTAATACCATATTGCTTGCAAATTGCTACCAAATCCATAGGATCTGCTGGCATTGCTGATAGTTTCCAAATAAAATAACCGATTTCCATAATACTTTTTTCTCCTTTCGAATTACTTTTATAATATTTTACAAGCACTTTTGAGAGAGACATTAATACTTTTAAAACCTATAAGAAGGCTCTTGAAAGGAGAAGTCGTCCACCCAGACAACAAATTATAAGTATTAATGCCTCTTGCAAAAGTGCTTGATATTGATTTTAAGTCAAAAATCTAGATACTAATGCCGTATGGATATCATTAGTCATATCTGCTAAATCTTGTAAATACGCCAATGGAATTTGAAACCATTCTTCTGGAGTTGGTAACAAATTACCTTCAGGATCTCGAAGTTCTGGAATCTCTCTCCAGAATATAGCAGTTCCAATCATCCATGTTTTTCCATCAGCATCGAGAAGTTTAAAAGGAACTGTAACATTCTCATTAGGTATATCAACCGTGAGAATTTCATGCTCACAATTTTCTAATATAATTGTTCTTGCCATAATTTCTCCTAAATAAAGTATCCCCAAACCTGTACATGAATAAGTGCTGTAACTGTACCAACACGAAGTATCATGTTTCCACTTCCATCTAAATGAGTAATTCCCTGAACTGTTCTATATACTCCGCTAACCGTTTCAGTATAAACTGGAAAATTATAACTACTACTAAGATTATTTATTCCCGCCCAACCAGAACCTCCAACTCCTTGAGCTGATAAAAGAACATATAAAGCTTTAGCTGTAGAAGGATATCCAAACATTGCGGGAGTTAAAGTATAAGCACCTACAACAATAGAATCGCCATCATAACTAGCGCTTGTCTTAAAAGTTGATGTGCTATACATCACTAGTCCACCAATAACTGAACCACTAACTCTAAATCCGCCAGCAGCATCTACATAACTTGATGTATCTATATAACCACTTGTTGCCATATTAGTATTTAAACGATAAAATGAACTTGCATGGTATGTATCTAATGTATCAGCATTAGCCGCTTGTCCTACTTGACTAGTTATATCTGTTCCAGCATGAGTATGAGCGCTTGGAGGAAACGTCGATGGTTTTCCAGTAATATCAGCCCAAGCAACAGCTGCCGCTAAATCTGCATAAGCAACTCTGCATCCACCATGATATGATCCACTCAAAAAACCTTGAAGATACCAATGACTTCCCGTCCAATAATGACGAACATAATAACCAGAGTCACTATCATCTCGATAAAGTCTTGAAACACCAGGTCTATTAGCTGAAACTCTTTGTAAATAATTTGCAGCAGCAACCCCACCAAGTGCCTCTGAGTTATCAACAATATTATTACTATTTGCATCGAATACAGACTTATTCATATCCCCCATTGTATCGATAAGATCTATGTAATTCGATTCACTAGGAACGTCACCATCTTCGAAATATGTTTTTAATGTTGCTTTTGAAACTACTGGCATAAAATATCTCCTTTCATATAGAGAACAACTTTGAAAGAGACGATAAGAAATTCTTAAATACACTTCGGGAGATAAAGGATAAAATTTAAGAATACTTAGCGTCCCTTCCGGAATTGTTCTCAAAATATGACCCCCCGGGGAAATTTTTGGG